GTCATTCGATCATGTGCTGCACCATATCCCGTTCGACCAATGTCTTGTGATCTACCCATCAGTTCAGCCATAGCTGGTCCTGAGAGCAATGATGAACCACCATATGTCCCTTCAAGAGCCTTCTTAGCTTCAGCTTGTTCAAATGCCATCGCAGGACTTAAAAAGTCATTGACATCTTGGTCATACTCAAACTCTGAATCTGGTAATACGAATTCATCATTCTGGATTCCACTCCACATATCTTCCATAGCTTGATTGCCATATCCAACTTGTGGTGAGTATTGTTCTTGAGTCCAATCAAATTGACCTTGTGCTAATTCACCATACTCATCGAGAGATGTTTGCATTGAACGTCCGTATGCGTCAAGTCCTTTTGATTGACCGACTCGATTAAGTACGTTAGATGCTGCATTAGCTGCAAGCATGGCTGATGCTGTATATGGGTCCATAATAATCCTCTTACCTTAGCGTTGTGCTAATTTGTTATCAATTAACACAGGAGCATGTACAATCACTTCATAGTTTCCAGCAACTGTCGGGAGATCTACTTGATCTCCAGTCACTGCTAATGCTATAAGTGCACCGCTACTAGTGTCTCTTATTTGCGAAAATGTTCCTGTGAATGTTACAGGAGCTGTGTATACTGATGCACCAGTCGGTACATATGTATTTAGTTGTAAAAATAGATACGCCACTGTACCTCTCACAACACATGATGACTGCACGGAGTCTACAGTCGCATTGGTAACAGATGGCGTATCTTGAATGTCTGACCATACACCTTGGACAGCTTGTCCAATGTCATCAAACCAAGCAAGCCATTCTTGACCTACTTCTTCTGATGTAATTGGAACTGTTAAAGGAGCAAAGTTAATCATCGTCCAACCTCACGAAATCTAAGTCGAAGTCCCTGAAGATGGAATGGTACTGGATCTGATACTCGTATACGTACAGCTGGCTTACGACTGAATCCTAATTGACGAAATGAAGTAACCCATTGATATGCACCGATCTTACCAATGCTTGCCCATCTCTCCGATCCAAATGAGCCTTCTCGACCCCCTTCTGGACTGAATTGAAACATGCATTGTGGATCTATTCCTTGACCTATCTGAGTACCTTTACCAGCTTCAAAATCGATCACCGCCTCATCTAATATCATTGGCTTGAGATTACTCCAGTATATTGGAGTTGTGCGTTCACGAACTAACGGAACATCATTCCATTCAATGTGACGATTCAAGTCGAGCTTGAGGATAACTGCGTCACTATAATTAGCGACATATACTTCACCACTCACTGATGAATACACTGCATATACAGCTTCCCACCTGTGATTAACGTTGATTAACGGATCACGAGTTGATGCATTAAACCATTTACCAGTTGTCATGTCGAATACGAAAGTCTTATCAGCAGTAATGAAGTTCATCACATAGAATGTATGACCGCGTTGTTGATAAGTCCATGATACGCAATTCTTAGCATCTGATCCCATCTCATATAGTTGACCTTCAATGCCTTCATTAGATATCTTCTTGGCACTGTATCCACTTGACATGTATACTTGACCTTGACCCGCCTTTGATGAACCTAACCAAAATATGCTATTTGTAATTGATTGAACTGATCGACCTGATTCACACCCTATCTCAGAACCTGAACCACCAGCGAGTGCAAATGGATTAGCACCTACCCGGGTAGGTCTCCATACTTCAAATGATCTATCACCGAAGCACCATAACGCATCTTGGTTTTGTTCAATACTTAAAATCTTATCAGCGTCTTGCTGAGTTGTATAAAAATTGAGTGCTGGATATTCATTGACACCTTCAGGTCCATTGTTACTAAAATAGAATCTATTCCAGTTCTTTGATTGAGGAGCGTTATCAACTTCTTCACCGATAGTTGGATCATTGTTAATACATATCATTCGACCAGCTGTATATAATACTTTGATAGGCTTCTTGAACGCAAAGCTACTACCACCGCTGAGAGTCGTTACAACGTCATCAACTAGGTTAAGTGACCACAAGGTAGCGCCATCACAGAACTGCATGTAGAAGCCATTATCTGCCATTGATACATCTTCAGCACCCAAACCGACTTGATGAATCTTCTCATGTGTTAATGTATTAGTATCTAATCGAACTAACCAGTCATTGTAGACTGCCCACACTTGCCCATCAGTACTTTGATACATACCGCGACAAGGTGCTGATATATCTGAATCAGTTCGTAAATCGATTGCAAGTTCAGTACCTGCACGTCCTACCATCATTGAGCCTTCTTTGGCATCATCTCTGTAGTAGACGGGATAACAGTTTAATGATACTGCATTACTTAGGTCACCGCTGGGAAGCTCATACGAGCCTCCTACGATGTTTACCATTTTGGGTTGAGCTGCCATTTGATTACCTAAATGTGTCTGAATTTATATCATACTTGCCATAGCTGAAATCACCTTTACTCATGTAACTTGATTGAGTACGAGCTAAGCGAATAGTTTGGTAATATTGCTTCTCTAATACTGACCAAGTTTGTGCATCGATATTCATCGGCTTAGCCACACGAACTGTCAATGCGTATTCAAGATATGCTTCATATCCGGGTTTAAGATCCAATGTGTCATTCAATAAATAAGCACCCGCACTAGTCTGATTAAATGTGAACTGGATTGGATATGCTTTACTCGGCGATGGATACAATATGATCTCACCGTATGATCCACTGATGGGTCGCCACACGTAGAAATGAGGAGCATCTTTACTTGATGTACGAGTATATGCAAGATATTCAGTCTCACTAAGCTCAGTCAACGGAAATATGTTACCTGTGTCATCGAGTACAGATAAACTACGAATACATGATGGGACTTTATCTACTATAACATTATCAACACCTGCCACAGTTGGTGGAGTAGGTCCGACATTAATAACAGATCCAGATGTTGTTACATCATGATATGATTGGATAGGGTCCCACAATCTTTGGGATTCTAGGAAATTAACCAGATGATTAAAATGACGAAGAGCTTGAGATATCTCAGCACTAGGTACTCCATCCGTAACCAATCCTTCTAAACCTAGATTGACTAATGCGTTAGTGCATAAATCTCTTACTGTTGCCATCTTTAACCTTCAGGGTTCATCAAACTTTTAATTTCTTCTTTTGCAGACTTCTTACTGCTTCCCGATTTTCTTGTCGAACGTTTCGTTTGGCTTGCTTTTCTGCTGCCCTTCGTTGTGATCTTGTCGCTGTCGGAAACTTTTCTTTTATCATCTTCATGTGTGATTTCCTTGATGGACCAATAGCCCATAGTAAGTAATTGTCGAGCTTCAACATCGTCTACAATATGTTCAACGACTTCTCCATTTATTGCTCTTGTTCTAATGGGTGTGATCATTATATCTCCGGATGTAAGAAAAAAAGGAACTGAGGGGACTGTGAGGTCCCCTAGTTCCAAATTAGTTGTGATTAAGCAGTACGAATGAACTTTGCAGCTAATTCAGCAGTCTTAACCTGAACACCGAACAGTACGTCGATACGAGATTTGAACACGTCAGTGTCGATATCATATTGATTGATCATACGAAGACTACAACCTTTGTAAGTCTCACGTGAGCTTTCTTCTGAAGGAGGAAGAGCCAACGGAGCAAAAGCGATAGCAGCGAATTCAGGTACGAAAGCCAAAGCTTGGTCGTAGCTAGTAGAGATAACAGCACCAACGAAAGCAGTCACGTCAGCAGCAGTAGGGAAACGGCTCACGTTCTGTTGTCCACCTACTAAGTAGATGGGCTCAGTTACGTCAACAGTAACGATACCGCCGATAGCTACAGCGTCAGAAGCAGCAGTGAACTGCTTCAATGTGCTATACACGTCTTTTGTCTGAGGATTAACAGAGAACACGTCAGCACATGTGAACACATCACCAACTTTAACTGTTTCAACACCAGCACCGATATCGAGAACTATAGCAGTGTCTCCAGCAACAGAAGTCACGGAAACAGTACCAGCAAGTCCACGGCTACCTGTAGTCAAGCGAGGGATCAATTGAGACTTGGAAACACCGAATCCACCAATGTCTTTAACATTACCGCCAACATTCTGTTGACCGATAGTGTTAGTAGCATTGAACAAGCCCTTTGTATCTTTCAAGATGTCATATTCACCTTGTGCATTAACAACAAGATTACGTTTGTCTTGAGGACATAAGTTTTCGTCAAGTTTTTGACCAAGTTTGAACATTTCATCAAGACCCAACGTAGCTGCATTAACAGTCGTAGGAACTTTACTCAACAATTCACCGATGGTGATAGAGTCAATTTCAGCAGCCAACCGAGCCAACTTAGGACGTAGGATACGATCAGAGAAATCTTCAATCTTAAGAGTTAAATCTTCAGATGTGAAAGTTGTATCGATACCTTTCTTGATGTTCAAGTTAAGAGTTACGTATGGTTCAACAACATCTTGTGAAGAGAAGTTAGATCCAGTACGTACAGTATAACCGGGACGTTTACGGATACGTAGAGTGTCGCCAATCTGTGCATCTTTCTTTCCGAATTCTGAACTATGATTGTCGATTTTGTTAGCAACTGTTAAAGCGTTTTCAAGAAGAAGTGTTGCTTCCTTAGTGATCTTGTCAACTGTAAGTAGGGTATTAGCCATAATATTTTATTCCTGCCCAGTAGGGCTTAGATTGATAAACAATTTATCGATTCTTGTTCCTCAGTTTCGCATAGGAATCCATTGACATCCCCCTTGAGTAGCCTGAGCCACTGCTTGAGTTACGGTTAGCCTTCGGTCCAGTAGCTGTAGGTTGAGGTACAGTTCTCGATGTGTGTGCAGATACTTTTGCCTGTGCTACAGCAGATGCTGAGGCTGGCTTAGATACATGCTGCTCAAGAAAAACAGTTTGTTTCATTCGAGCGGTTGGCGTTAAAGAAAAGAGTTGCTGTGCTTTTTGTGGGTTTTTAGCAATCATATAGAGCATTCTCGGTCCAACTTCAGACTGCATTGCATATTGCACTACATCCTGTGGTACGTTAAGTTGACTTGACGAAATAACTTCATTGAAATCTGGAAGTTCTTCCGAAAAACTATCTACTTTACTGAACCATATCTCTTTCGCAGCATCCTGTGCAGCCATGTGAGCATCTTGAATATCTTCTTGCATTACTGAGATCTTGTCCTCACGTAATGCATCTTGTATATCCATTCGCTTTTCATAGCGTTCAAACGCAGCGTAATCCCCTTGGAAATCTTCTAACGTCTTGTACTTAATATCTGCGGAAAGTTGAGTAAGTTTTTGTTCCAAACGTTGAGCACGAGCACTTTCCTTCCGAGCTACTTCTTCAGCAGCCTTGCGTTGGTTGGTTAGTTGACGCATTCTATCGCTTATTGTTCGCTTCTTCCCAGCACGTTTACTATCTTTTCCAGATTCTTCTTCATCGGTCGCATCCGATTCTTGTTCATCTGTGTCCGCATTGTCATCAGTCGCTTCTTCTATTTCTTCCGTTGATTCAGATGTTGCGTCATCTTGTTGAGACTCCACGGTCTCTTCGGTTTCTACAGTTTCTACTTCAGTTGATTCAGCTTCGTGCTGATCGTCTACCCAGTCGATCTCTTCATTATCCATTATGTCACCTTTCAGTGGTTGATTCCTCCACTTTATTATTAGGTAGGAGTGCACCCGTCACTTATACAGTGACTATTGCGTTAATGATCAGACTCGTGTCATTTCACGAGCACCGGGGATTACATTACCTACAGCAGGTTGTGTAGGAACCCTACGTGATTCGCTGACAATCTGACCTAAACTTGTCATAAGATCTTTCTTACTATTCATGTGTTGCTTACGTAAGTCAGCTATAATCTGAGAGGATTGACGATCATCTTCACCGTCTTCCTGCATTTGACGATCAGCTATCTTAACTTCAGCATCAATCAAAGCCTTCTCAATTACTGTATTAGCCTTGAGGATAGCTTCCTGCATCTTCTGCTCACGATCTTTATCACTATCGATAAGCTCATTGTAAAGAACCTTGACTTGGTCACCAAGTTGCTCAATCATTTTATCTTGCTGGGCCATCATCTCTTCAGCTTGTTGCATAGCTGCTAGTGCTTCAGGATCTTCTTTCTGTCCTTCCTCTTCTTCCAATATTCCAGGTGGTACTAACTTACGGAATCGCTTCTGAAGCTCGTCACTGATCGGTGTATTTAACTGAGAAGCCATAAGATCAGCTGATGCTGCTTTATGTATCTCGGAAGTATTACCAAGCTCTTGAAGAGCACGAATGTTCTCCTTACGTCTAGACTCCATCAATGGCCCACTAGATACGTTAGGCATGTATTCGTTAACATCAATATCACTTATGTCAACTTCGATAGTAACTATATCACCCTTATCATTCTCCATTCTTATCTTACGAGGTCCACCCCAAGTTAATACCATCATTTGTAAAGCCACTTTATATACTTGGTTCATAGATGCTGCATAGTTATCAGAGTATACAGCAGTTACGAATTCGCCTTGAGTATTACGTGAGTCAACAGCGGTTCCTGATTGATTCAGTCCACCATCGGTACCGCCCAGTTGGCTATCCATGATACCAGCAGCTGCTCCCATCGTTGCCATCACACCAGATTTCGCTTGAATGAAATGCTGGATTTGAGCCGAATTATCCACACGCTGTGGAGGTGGGATAGGAGTTCCATTAACATCGAACACTTCATATTGTAGTGAATCGGCTGCAAATGAGTTCGCATTAGCCCACTGCTTTTCATGGCCTCCCATTTGCTGTGACGCAAGTATCCATGTAGATTTAGGAGCAGCTGTGATAAGTTCTAATTCACTTTGATTATAATAATTGAATAGAGTTTGTAGATCTCGTAGATCCCACACCATCCCACGCCATGTCCACTTGGAATCGAGAAATCGTTTTTTACCGTATACGGGAACTACTGGGATATCGGGCATGTCCATTACGACTGTACTTACTAGCTCAGTACCGACCCATTTACGAATATGTACTTTACATACTTCAGTCTCGGACTTTGTGACTGTCTTGTAAGTGTCTACTGATTCTTCATCAGATACTTCTATACCGTCTTCATCTACTTGCTCAGTGATGCTACTATATTCTTTCACATAATGAGTGACACATGGCACATGTCCAGCAGGTATATCAATGTTAAGGAAAGGATAGTCACCTGATTCATTGATGTCGTCACCATATAATTGCTTAGCTTTCTTCTTATGAATAGATCCCAGAACGATTGCCCATTCTGCATCAGCTCCATCGACACGAGTATGACCGGGATCTAGATATACTGTCCTTTGTTCATTGGGTGAGTTGACATCGATCACTTGATATTGTGGATTATACTTATCATAATCTGTATCAATGATGATGAAGCCGCGACCGGTACTCACACTTGAATCAAACGCACGTTCACCAGCTTCATCAGTTCGACAAGCATTCAACTGTTGTCTAAGAGCTGTTTGAACTACTCGTGATTCACGTGCAGGGCCATCAAGGACAACTGTGAAAGGATCTAAACGAACAGGATTCACTACACGATTAATGTATCTATCAATCAGATTAACTGAGATGGGTACAGCTTTACGACCTCGCTTACGCATAGCACGAGTGTTACCATCGTTCAGTAGACCGAAGCCATTGCTATCAAACTGCTCACCCGATGCGAACGATGCATCCAATTCCATCTGTCGGTAGTCATCACTGTAGAAGCTCTGAGCCTCGTCAATGTGTACCTGTAATTCGTCATACTTTTCAATATCTGATTCTTTCATAAGATCCTCTACTTATGAACTCGATATTGCGACTATGTTCAGATTACTCGATTAATGCTTCAAGATCCACAGCTTTAGCTCTAGAACTGTTAATTCGGGGTGAGTACGTCATCGAACAGCAGTCACCAAGATTAGGAGACTTAGTACCTGTACGCTTGAGCATGTCTACCTTAGATTCAAGCATCAATCGACCCTGTAGATCATGCTTCTTGAATACTAATGGAAGCTCACTGATAGCCCACTGCTTATCGTATAGGCTCAGACCTTGCTTCATAGCTTGATACATCCTGTCCCAAGTCTCTGTACGTGCATTCTTATACTTAGCATCTGATGGTGAGTGACCACCCACAAACTCGGTGAGCTTGATGTGTCTTACAGTTGTAATACGCTTCCATATATCCACAACTCCACCGCCACCCAAATTAGTTGCATCAACTATGGAATTGGTTACTTGATATTGGATACATGCTTCAGCAAACTTATTAGCGACATCAACCATGTCTCGACTATGCCATTCACAATCAAACAGTATTACGTCACCCTGTCGTATCACTATTGCATTCTTATCACGCTCACCACGAGCTACATCCAATGCACCAATAATTGGTAGGTTCATGATACGATGTGGCACAGGTCTCTCATATGCTGCTTGAGCCTCACGTAATGATATCAATGTATCGTCAAGGCTTGGTGCAAATGCTCCCATAAAAATGTGACTATATGACTCAGGTTCATGGAGCTTCAATAGCTCAGCCTCATCAATGATGTCTTGAGATGTATATGGATTCTCAGTATAATTGATGTGTTCCGTCAAACAATATGGATTTAAATCAGGATTGAATATCTTTTCAACCGGATCAGTTGGAAGTGTTGGATTCCATGTTGCAATGATTACTGAATTCTTCTTACGAAATGTTGGGCGAATAAGATCCCATGATTCCTGAGACAATTGATTAGCTTCCTCAGCCCAGAAGATGTGACCACCTTCAAGTGACTTGATAGCAGCCGGATTTGACTTAATACCAATGAATATGAACCGAGATCCAGTAGTAAGATGTCGGATCTCATCACGAAGTATTTCAAATTGATTTTCAAGTCCATGTGATATGATTGTATCTACTATCAATTTATAGGCAGATTCTTTCAATGACTTCTGTATTTCACGTCCGCACACAATAAATGTGTAATATTGACAAGATATTACTACTAATGCACGAGCAACTGCCCAGCTTTTTCCCGATGAGCGTCCGCCTTTCAATCCCTTATATCTAGCTCGGACCTTGGGGTCAAGTATGTTAAACTTCTTGGAGAATTGCTTAATCTTGATCATCGTCAGTACCATACTCAACGACTACATTAGTTTTAATATCCGCTGTGATGTTCTGTTCGACTTGTGTCTTCTCGTAATTGTGGAATACAGCAGCATTACGCCATTTCCATTTGCCCATGTCAACGGATGTTACCATATTATCGTACTCATCATCGTGCATTGACTCTACAATTGCCATCGCTTGTCCGTAAGCTACCGAGAATTCAGGGAATTCTGTCTTCCATCCTGACAATGTGTTCTTACCAACCTGAAATTCAACTGCCCATTTGATAGGTAGTTTTCCTTCTTTGGCAAGGCGTATCACATCCTTGCAATATTTCTTCTTATATAGCGTTGGTCTTCCCGCTGTCATAATCTACCTCTTCTTCTTTTAACGTGGCCAGTATAGGTACACGATTCTTCAGACAATAATTTAAAAGCTGTCCGAGTTCTTCTGGGAGGCCAGCGATTAATCTGGTTAGAACTGCATGTGCACCTGTTGCACTATAGCCACATACTTTTGCTGCCTCTCTCTTATATGTTAGTTTTGCGAAAACGTTCAGGAGATTGGCCTCAGAGCCATCTAAGGTGTCTGTATGGGCTTCCCACTGATCAACTGTCACATTGTACGGACAATCAACAGCAGCCTTCAGCTTCAATGTGAGAGCTTGTAATGATCTACATACATTTGATGGGACGATTCCTAACATTTCAGCTAGATCTTCTTGTCGCTTATCTATATTAGCAAAAAGTAATTTATCTCGTTCATTGAGATGATCCAATATTTTCATTGTCATACCTAGTTCTTTGGTTAAATCTGGCGGTCCTGCGAACATGTCTTCAATGCCTTCGAAATGCATTGAGTCTAAAATGGATGGGTCCATAGATATCATATCCATAATTAATCTTCCTCTGAATACATATCCAGTTCTGTCATATTTTCATAAGTGTAAGTGAGGTCATCGATGTTATCGACTTCCTCTCGTATCACTCGATATAGAGATGCATCTACGGTGTCACCCCATCCTATTAAATTTTCTATCATCATCTTGTAGTGAACTATGTCACCATATTCTCCATCATATTCATTGAACGGATCATGTCGTAGCAAGAAAATACCGATATTGTCACAGTGACATGAGTACACGTACTGACAATCTGTATACATACTAAATGGGGTCAGTTCAGGTCCATTCATCTTATGTGTAGGGAATCCATTCAGCATCTGATCAAAGAACACACCAATGCATACATCAGCTATGCAGTATCGTATCAATGTATCGATCACTGACGTGCCTTTAGCTTATATCTAAGACGCTCACACGCCCTATCTTTACGTTGAGAAACAGCCTGATGAGTTATACCAATTCGATATGCATATTCACGCAGTGTATCGTCAGGATCAATGAATGCTTCTAGGGCCTCACGCTCCTCTGTAGGGACTCCACGAAGTATCTCTAGCACTATGTCACTATCATCCGGTTCAGTGTCTTCAGGAGCCTCTATGAGGTCAAGTAGCTTGAGTCCAGTATCATCAAGTGTCTTATCTGCTGACTGCACTACTACACGAGTACCCCTCTCAAATTGATTGAGAGGTACATGTATCACGCCGCTATTGTATTTAAAGTAGCGTAGCAGTTTCCATTTTACATTCATAGCTATGTATGTAAGCCATTTACCTTTACCTTTACTAGGATCATATGACTGCTTAGCATCGTTATAAGCGATCCAGATCTCACCAAGATGACCTTCCCAGTGACTTTGATTCTGTATCAAACCGGCTCTACGTAATGTGGTATAGAGATATTTAGTTTCTTCATCATTCATATTATTAATTACTCGTCAAACTCAACCACAAAGCATGTGATTGCTGATGCATAATCTTCATTAACCATGTGTTCAACGAATCGTTCAGGGTTCTTCAGTACTAGTCGCTGTCTTGGTATAGATTCACCCTTGATTATGTTACTCATTTCTTCTAATGTCATATCTTCTATCGGCATTGTTCTTCCTCCATCATTTGTAATCAATTTCTTCAAATTCTTTCAAATGTTGCCAATACGATAAATATTCCGCGGATTCATCGTTCATGATCTGTCTCATTATATCTAGTTTATCGTTCATTGATCTCTTCTCCTATTTTAAGCTCTTCTACGACGTCTTCTTTTTTATGGTCATCAACACACACCTGAAAGATTAGATGCTCTTCACCGTCTTCTGAGGGGCCAAGATAGACA